ATAAATTTTTATCTTCAACTTCTTCAACTATACCATAAACAAAATCATATTTACTGTATTTTTGTATTGCTCTACTAATTTTAGTTTCATTAATTGTTCTAAAATGACGGACAACTCTCCTCTGTAATTTTTCTACAGTTTGTCCTATGTATTTTTTACCAGTAGATAAATTATGAATACAGTAAATAATTCCCATTAGAACTTAAATCCTTCAAATGTTTTTTTAGGTTTTGGTTCATCTCTATATTCATATTCTTCTTCATTATTTGATTTTAAAATATCATCCTGTGCAGATTGCTCACAGTCATACAGTCTCATTTTTGACCTATCAATTCCCAAGACGAACCTTCTATATTTATCAGTTGAAGCATATCTATTCTTGAGTTGTTTTACAAGAATCTGTCCAAGTCCTTCAAGTTCTTCAGTAGAAATCAAAGCAAACATCAAGTCAGCAGTAGCAGGAAGACCAAATGATTCAGAAGTATCAGTTAGTTCCACATCAGAAGAACCATAACCAGAACGAGTTGTCTGTGTAGCACTTACGATAGGAACATTAAACTCCACAGCAAGTCCACGAAGTTCTTCTGCAATTGCTTTTACAAAAGTGTAAGAGTTAATACTACTATTTCCTTTATATCTGCTAGAAGCACAGATATTCAAATAATCAATAAAAATGATATCTGGTTTGAATGACTTTTTAAGAGAAAGTTCATTAAGAAGAGATTTGAAGTGTCCGGCATGTGCCGAAGCAGTTGGATATTCTTTAATGATTAAAGTTCCTTGAGTTTTCTTCGCAAGGTTCGTTACCTTATTCTCAAACATTTGCTTTGGCAATTCCACAATCTCTTGAATTGGAACATTTAAGAGATTTGCGTCAATTCTTTCAGCAATACGTTCTTCTGCCATTTCCAACGTAATGTACAGAACGTTCCTCCCTTGGAGCAAGACGGAGCTAGCCACATGGCACATGAATAGAGACTTGCCGACGCCCGTACCAGCAAGAGCGATGTTAAGAGTTTTGTTAGGGATCCCACCTTTCGTGATTTTGTTAAAATATTCAAGATCAAATTCAATTTTATCCTCCTTTTTGTGATAAGATTCATAACGTTTTTCATAATCCTGAAGATAATCATGTCCAACATGATTATCAAAACTTACTGCAAGAGCATCTTGAAGTATTGACGGGATAGCATCAGGAGATTTCTTATCATCACCATCCGCAATATGAATAGATTCCATAAGTGCCAAGTAAATGGCACGATCACGACACCACTTTTCAGTTGTATCAATTAACCAATTCTTTTCTACCACAATACTTTCAAGATTAGATACTAAATGAATTAGTTTTTTAAACTGCTCTTCATTAATATCAGTTCTCTTTTCAATCTCAATAGAAAGTATTTCTTTAGTAGGAATATTATTATATTCTAAAACAAACTTTGATATTTCTTCAAATACAATCTTTTGGTCAGAATCTTCAAAATATTCATTTTTAATAAATGGCAATACTTTTCTTAAATATTCTTCATCATGTAATAGGTTTCTAAGAATTAGAAACTCAACTTTCTCCATAACTAAATTCCTTACGTGCGATTTCTTCCAATTTTTGCATTACTTCTTCAGTAAAATATACCTCAGGTTCTTTTAGAATCTGTTTAGCATAAATCTTTTTACCATCCATTTCATAACGACCGGCTACATTTTTCCAAAGTCCGCCAATCTCACCGAGTTCAAGAAGACCATAATATCGGTCAAGACCACGCTCATCATAATACAAACGAATTTCAACATCTTTATTTTCCTTACTTAAACGCGACTTAGCAGTCTTAGCTTTGATAATATTGCCGACCACTTCCGTTCCATCTTTTTCTTTCTTTTTGCTGAGATAAATGATCGTACTTGCTGCGTATTTGAGTCCAGAACCTCCTCCCATTTCTTTAGTTGGTACGTAAGCTCCGATGACATCGTATGTATGATTTGTGACAATGAGCGGGACATTTGCTTGACCTAGTTTGAGTGTGAGCATTCGAAATGCACCTTTAATAAGTTGAGATTTAGTCATATCTCGAACTTCTTTTTCATTCAGTGCATCAGTAATCTCTTTAGATGTAGAAAGCATACCCAAAGAGTCTAGCACAAACATACATGGTTTGCGGTCTTCTACAGGTGCTTTCAAATACATATCTACTGCTTTAAGTGCCTTTGTGCGGAACTCCTCAATAGTAACTACATTTACAACTACAATACGAGATGTATCTAAACCACGACTTACTAGAAGAGATTTAGTGATAGCAGCCTCAGTGTCAAAGTAGAGACAGTAAGCATTGGGATTAGAATCAAGAAAGTTCTTAACCACGGCGAGAGAGAAAAAAGTCTTTCCAGTAGAAGACTCTCCAGCAATAGCAGTAATCTTATTCCCAGATACGCCGCCAAATATACTACCTGAAACCAGTGCATTAAAAATGTATGAGCCCGTATCAACATAAGTTTCTGTTTCGTCAATATCTGATGCAAGTTTGGTGAAATCGTCACCAATTTCTTTTACAATATCTTTAAGAAAATCCATAGTTATTTTTCCTTGTTCAAAAAATTTATTTTGTAAGACCACAACTTGGCATAAAGTTCTGGTTTAGAATTTTTTAAAACTCCAATTATAGTCTCAAGTTCTTTTCGATTTATAGGAAGTTTTATCATGAAAAAAATGCATCAAGATTTGCTTTTTTCTCAACACTCCACCCAATAGCATCAAGAATAATTTTTAGAGGTTCCAAAAATGCTTTTTCAAATTGTAGTTCATAATCTATGTATTTGTCAAGGTTAAGTTCTTTTGGAAATTCTTGAATAAATGATATTACGTTTTCATGGATTATATTTGGTTTTTTCAAATATACAAACTTAATTTTCTCACCATTCTGAATAAGAGAATATTTATTTGTCAGTTTATTCTGTTTAATATAGTAATTGAAAAGAAGTGCTCCACGAACATGTATTGGAGTTTTGGGAGCATATATGTTAGAAAAAGATTGATATTTAACAACATCAGAAGCGGATCGTGGGAATGAAATTTGTTCTGGCGGAAGAGACTTAAATTCTTTACGTGCATTTTCAATAAATTTAATTACATCATCCTCACTTCCACTCATCATCAACTTAAGAGCATCCTTAATCATTTTACGACAAGGTGCAGGAGTAGATGATTTGACTGCTTCAATACCCATCATCTTGAGTTTAGGTTCTTCATAGCGGACACCTTCACTATCCCATACGTTAAGAATATAACGCTTCTTAGCAGTCCAGATACCACGATCAGCAATATTCTCCCGCTTCATCTGCATCTTCTGGTCATATGCATTCACATAGGTCGCCAGTTCTTGGTAAGAACTTTCAATATACTTTTCAAGTTCCATCGAAGCGACCTTATCAAGGAACGAAACAACGCTTTCAGTAGTTTTCTCTCTTCCTTTGAATACAGTATCAACAACAGGACCCATATTGAGATAGATAGAATCAGTATCAGAAGCAATAACGTAATCAACATTTTCAGTTTTTAGCAATTTGTTTAGATATGTATTCATTTTATTCTCAATCCAACGGATTGATACTTGACCACTCAAAGTGATTGCTTCAGCATTTTCAAGTTTATAGTAACGAAAGTACTGATTACCAATCGCACCATAAGCAGAGTTAAGAGAAATCTTTTTTGCCATTTGAATATTGTTGCAACGAGCAATCTCTTTTAACAAGTCCTTATTCTTAGTTTTTTCATATTCTTTTTTTGCCTCGATCATCTTCTTTTTAAAGATAACCCGGTCTTGGTACATCTTTTCCATCAGTTCAGGAAGAAATCCACGAATATCTTTACGAAACATAGCACCATTAGCACAGACAGCATAGTCCTTATACATCTCAAAAGTGAGTTCCTGATTGAGGATTTTATCAACACTTACTGTTGGGTGCCTATCATCCACAAGAGTTTCTGGCGAAATATTATATTGCATTATTAAATGTGGATATAGAGAATTAAGGTCAAAGTTTACTACCCAATCATATCTACCAGGAATAGGCTCTTTTACATATGCACCAGCATACTTTTCGTTTTTTTGAGACTTATTTTTGGGAGGAATAACAATATTCCTCTTCTTAAGATAATTGTAAATAATATTATCCCACATTCGCACCTGATAGAACACATCAGCATAGTTCACTTTTGCATCATATGCCATCGTAAGTGCAAGTTCGATGAGTTTCATCTTGTCTTCCAAACGGTCAACAAGTTCCACGTCAACGATGTTGTATTCAATAAACTTCTGCCAACCTTGAGTATAGAAATCCTTGAAGGTATCAAACTCAGAGTGGTCAAGTTTCTTCTGACCCAGTTCTACCTCAGCAATATAATCGAGGCGATATGATTCTTGTGCTTTATAAGTAAATTTTTTATAAAGGTCAAGATAATCCAATTGAGTTAATCCACCCACATCAAAAGTTGTATGCTTACGTCCATTTATAAAAATTTCACCCTCCGTAACAAGTCCCCAATTAGAAAAACGTTTCATTAGTTTTTCTCCAAGAACACGGTTCAATCTTTTGCAAATATATGGAATATCGTACAACTGTATATTCCATCCAGTAATTACATCAGGAACATCAACCATCCAATAGTTAATAAAGCTATTGAGAAGATCATATTCGCTCGGGCAGTAATGATATGTGACATTACTTTGCTCGTTTTTAAAAGGTTTAACCCCCCAAGTAACAATTTCTTTTGTTGTATAATCCTGAATAGTTATGGCAAGAATTTCTTCGATACAAGATTCAACATCGGGGAATCCTTGCTCAGAAGCAACTTCAATATCCAAAGTTACAAGTTTTATTTTACTAATATCGAACTTGATTTCATCTTCTGGATATTTTTCCGAAATATATTGGCAAATATACCTATCATTACCGAAAATTTCAAACCCATCAATCTCATTATATTTTTTATAAAATTCTCGACAATCCCTTACAGTTCCGGGATTGATGGGTTCTACTGCTTCACCACTTAATGTTCTATACTTAGAGTCTTTTTTTGTTTTTACAAAAAGAGTTGGAAAGAACTCATCTCTAGTCTCAAACCTTTTTCCATTATCTACTCCACGAACCAAAAATTGATTTCCAATTAACTGAACATTAGTGTAAAAGCGTTGTGTCATTCTTTAATCAAATCCTCATATTTTTCAAGTAAAGTTGGAGTAGGATCGGCAAGTGTAAGAATCTTATCCGAACTCATCATAAATGTATCTTGTTTAGTATATCCGCAAAGAAATGGCTCTAATGTTTTGTCATTTCCAACTACAAATGGATTTACCAATTTGCAATCAGGTTCTCCAATATCAGCACCTATCTCTTCAATCTGGCTGATGAGAATCAGATTGTTCAGCAGGGCTAGAACTTTGATCGTTTTTTCCATTGTTAATTATATCTTCTGTGTACATGTTTTCTAGTTTTGAAACAGGATTTACCATTGTGACAACCCAGTCTGTAGGTATGGTAATTTGCTCATCGGCAGAGAGTGGAATCCATTTATAAAGAGAAACCTCATATCCCAATCTTCCGACTACCTCAGTATTATCCGATAA